GAGTACCTCCGACCGTTCAGAGTCCGAGTGTCCGAGTCGATTCGTAATCTGTCCCTCGATCGTTTGCGGTGCACGTTTCGTGATCAATGCTCCGAGTCGATCGATCAGCTGATCCTTGGATAATGAGTCGATCTTCGCGGTCAATACTTCGCGTCGATCGATGTAAAGGCCGCCGACCTTCCCTCGGTGGATCTCTGCGGTGATGGCTGCGTTGATTTGGCCTTGGTCGCGTGCCTCCTCGCGCAAGTCATGAAGCGCGGATAGGTGGCCCTCCATGGAAACTCTATCCCGCTCCGCCTCCTTGATTTCCTGGTCGATCAGATAGTTTCGGAGTAGCGGGTTGTGATTAAGTAACACACTGCCTTGTCTCTTGGCAGCGGCTCTGTTCTTCGTATAACCCGCTTTGACAGCTGCTTCGGTAGCGTTTTGGCCTTTCAGATACTCTCGAGCGAACTTCTTTTGCTTCGGGTTTAGCGGGTGCCACCTCTTACCATCGGGGTCGATGAAGCCGTTACCATCGTCAGATGGGATCATGGGAGTGTACTGTAGCTCTTTCATGCAGTGGATCCGAGGGGTCTGTGGTCTACTACTATAATCTAAAAAATAATATTTTTATAAAAAAGAAAAGATTTCGCTCGCGGCCTATCTTCTCTATTCTCTGTTTTAGAACTAATAGTTCTAATAAATTCTATTACTTTTCAGTCACACTCACCACGGCCCCCGTCCCTTGTCCCACGAGGCTTTCCTCATCACTCTATTACTTCTATTACTCTATTAGTCGTTTTTGTTAAAAAAATAAAAAAAAGTTTTTTTTCCAAATAGACAATATCAGTAATCTTTCTAATACGCACAAAAAAGCCCACCGAAGTGGGCTTGGCTTGCTCGTGGAGCTGGGGTCTTAGTTATTGTTCACTGGGAGGTAATCTAGCAGCTTCGCTCCACATAACCATACTAATGGTTATTTCTCACGCATCGAGATCAGGTTGAAACTGCCGCCCAACGGTGTTTTGCTATCACTAAATCGTTTTTAGCCGCTAAGTACCAGTCGTAGTCTGCATCTTCATCGTCTGCTGATCTAAGCACTGCTTCAAAGTCGAACTGTGCTTCGATTAATTCTACGAGTGCCAGAGCTTGATCCGCATCTTCTTTAATACCTTCGCTCTCCACTCTGCTGTGGGCGTGGTTGTATTTTCGCCACATTTCCACGTTTACTGCTTTTCGGAGGAGGGTGTTGATCAAGTCTCGCAACTCTGTAATCTGACCAGAAATCTCGTTAAATTGTTTATCTTGCATTTCCATTCTATTCTCCTTTCTAAATGATTGACATCAACCACATTCCACCGTGGCTATCGAAAGTTTCGCCGATGACTCGGTTCTTTTTCGTAACGGGGTCGCGGTACATAAATATCGAGCAGTCTCCTGGCTCGTCACTATCAGATCTCTCATGCCATGCAACCACTGAGATATGTTCTTCGTCTTCGGGCATATTAAAATGTTTATCGCCTTCAGGCTCAGTCCGAAGTTCAGCTAATTCAAGGCTGTATCCTTCTTCGTTTGCTGCGTCAGAAAAAATCGAGATCATCTTCGGGCTAAACCTGTAATCCGCGAATCGGCCTGTGGTCATCATCTGACCCATCGTGATATCTTTAATATCCACTCTATTCTCCTTTCGCGAGGTCTTCAGCTTCGGCTAGTTTTGCAAGAGCAATGAACTCTTTACCTTTTTCTAGTGCGATCCGCGCTAGTCGTATTTCGTCGGCGATTTCTCGTCGTAAGCGTTTGTGCCTGTAATACATACTACGCAACTGCGCTTGGTGATGAATTTCTAGATGGGCTATATCCATTCTATTCTCCTTTCTATGGGTAAAAATCCTAGGGCGCGGTTACGCGCCCGTAGCCTATAGTAAGGCGGGAAAAAACGAGGGTAAAGCACTAAGCCGAGACTCTGACATCTCCGTAGAGTTCTACCTCGCTCCATTCTGTAACGTAGGTCATCTCTAAATAGTCTTCGTGCATATCGTCGGGGAAGATATCTTGGAAGGTTGTGTAATGCAATGGGTTACGTCGGCTATCCCATGGCTTACAGTCGTACCGTAAATCATCTCTCACGGTCGTTACATAGTTGAAATGTAACTGGATGTTGGTCGTCTCTACCCACCATGGTTTTCTGATCGTAGCGATCACGTCGGGGTAATTGTTTCGGTAGAGTACAATCCAAGCTTCGGTCTCGATCAGTCGTTTGGGGTTTACGTTCCACGGCCCTGTCGACATTGTTTTGGCGTTATCGATCCGAGTCTTATCTAAGTTTTTCGTAAACCCGTCGGTGCGTATTGCTAATACATCAGTCATATATTCTCCTTTCTAAATGAGTGCGCCCCTTTCGGGGCGCGGGTAAATTAGCAACCGTAATCGGCTAAACTCCACCGTCGTATCTGGTAAGGCGTTACGTCACTGTATGGCCATACGTCTATTTGGTAAGCCGTTTCGCCTACCGTAAATAACCAAACCTTATTAACAAGTCTTGGGTGGGGTCTACTCTCGTAGAGGTCTGCGACTCGTGGGTCGTTAGACAGTCTTTCGTAGAACTTTTCGTAATCGGATAACTCGTACAAGTTAATCTGGTAAGCGTCTTTCTTGAAATGTTGTATTTCGGTAGATTCGCTATAACTCAGTGGTACCCAGTTATCGTCGTCTAAGAAATATTCTAGAAAATCGATTTGCTTTTCTATGTAGTGGAACGGCTGTCCACCACCGTGGCTAATTACTGGTTCTAAGTCCAGTGCATTCTCTACTGTTTGTAGAGCTGTTTCGATTCGTTCGTCGCCTTTCACAATTACTTGCTCGGCTACGATCTTCATCGCTTCTTTCGTATCCATACTTTCTTCCTTTCTATCGTTAAAAATCCTAGGCGCGGGGTACGCGCCTATAATAAGGGTAGCTAGGAGTTTTACGAAAGTAAAGCACTAAAAGAGCATTACGAAATGGTCTTTCTCTTTCTTAAGTTTTCCGTCGACACCTCTGTATACTGGGATCGTGGAAAAAGAATCAGCATCTAAATCTGCTTTTTTGCGAACAACGTATTGCTCACCTTCGGCTGGTCGGAAATCTTTCAATCGTCTAACCACAGTCGAGATCGACAGGTTCGCAGTTTTCAATCGGCTTATGTAATACTTCATGTCAAGATACTCGAAGGGATATCAAACTTCCAGTCGGAAGCTAGTTTGAAGTACATCGATTTGTAATGTCCGATCGTAACTTGGTCAAACTTAGTTTCGTCCGAGGAATACTCAATGAGATTGTAAATCTCCTGTAGTACGTTTCCTCTTGCCACGTCGAGTGGCGTTTCGTCTTTTTCGTTCCGCATATCATCTCCCGATATGTTCGATATCCGAGTCGGGTATCACTTGGTAAGCGCCTTTGTTATAGGCGGGGGCGATCGTCGCACGAGTCGACGGTCGTGTATCTGGTCTCTGCGTACAGTCAACGGTGGGCATCCGAGAAGGGTATTTTTCTCGGTGGTCGTCAACACGCACTGTAAGTGTGAGTGGTCGGAAGGGTCGGGCTTTCGCCCGACTCCTAGGTAGTGGTTTATAACGTCTAGGCATCTGCATAATCCGCAATGTTACGGTCATCGTCGACCTCGTCGGGGAACGTAATCGGAAACATCGGGTACGCTGCCATCTCACCTGCAAGGTCGTCTCGGTAATTATCAACGTTTTTTACCCACTTCCTATCAGAGCGGTAGTCGCTATTATCTGCCTCACGTCGCTCTGCGAGTAACCACTGGTCGAGCAATCTAGTACGAGTTTTGTAATCCTCGGGAAAGTAATGTCTCGAAGCTAGCTCAGTATCTTCGTCAATCGGCGTGGAGCGGGGGTGCCACTTACCGTAAGTAATGGCTAAGTTAAGGATCTCGGGGTACGCTGCGAGTGTCTCAGCAGGTATCGAATCACCTATCGTACGCAACTCAGCGTGAGCTTCTTGCATGAAGTCGTGTAACTTACCCGCAAGGCTGCTGCTGAATCCTAACGACTCGAAGTGCGGTCGCAATACACGATACTCAAGGTCGTGCTCGTCAAATGTATCAGACATATCTGTCTCCTTTCTGCTTTCTAAGTTATCCGCGCCCGTAGGCGGCGCGGTTTATATAAGGTACTTACGATTACCGCGAAAGTAAAGCACTAACGCGAGATACACTTACAAATCAAATGAACTCCGTATTGTCTACAAAACTTCATTTCTTTATTGGGAATGCACTTAACGTGTTCTGGTTTCATGTAATCCCACTGGCTTACGCTTTGTTGCGTAGAACAACTACTAAGTAACAAGATCAGTATAACTGCCCTCATTCTACGTTGTCCTCGAGGTAATCCATAAGCTCCAGTAATCTTGGGCGAATCTCTTTTTCGTAATCACTGTCATCGGAAAGCCGTGCACCAATTTCTAAAATCAATGTTTGGAACCGTTTTAATAACGGCTCTTCTTCAGGCTCAGGCTCATCCCCACCGAAATGTTTTTCGATGAGCATGGCGTCACTTAATTCGCGTAAGCGATCAATATCAACGGTCATTTACTGCACTCCTTATATCTTCTAAACGTTGTTGGATGACGATCATGTTGCAGCTACTGCAACACTGTCCGTCTG